TTGCGTAGCCATTTCTTTGAGTGTCAAAGTTTGCGCTTGTTGCTGTCGTTCCTGTGTAGTGTAGCTGATAGTAGTTCCAACCGAAAGCTGAACAAGTACCTGTACCTGCTGCAAAACCTGAAACCGTAAATGTTATATTATTACCGCTTACGGATGCGATAGGATAACGACCAGATAGGAAAGTACCTGTCCCTGAGAACAAACCAAGATACATTGATTGTCCTACATTTTCAGCCGTGAACCCGTGACCACTTGGAAAGGTCACTACTATCACCGTGGCAGAACTTATAGTATAGGCAAGCCCGTCACCAATCACATCAACCAATTCAACAAAGAAGTTAGTATTGATAATCCTACTTGACAGCGTTGACCTAGCCCTTAATCGAATGCCACCTTGCCATCCTTCTGTACTTCTTATAATGGTTTCGCTTCGTGCTGTCGTACCTGTGGTTATTACTAGGTTACCGCCTGTCTGGTCAACGTCTTGACCTGCTCCAATTCCAGAAACAATAGTACCCCAGTCAGAATCGACCGAGTTTGACAAAGCCTTTGTAAACCCGATACGATCAATGTCTTGAGGGACTTGACGAACAATAGTCCCAAATTCATCTCCTTGTGGAGTAGTGTTTATTGACCTTGAAGAACCGTTGTAAGGTTTACCTCCCTGACTAAATGCAGCGGTTGAAATTAAAAGTAAGAATAGTATTTTTTTCATAGTTAGTTTGTGATTATCCACCTTCCGTCAATTTTTTCCATAAAGCAAGATACATTGTAACGCAACTCGGTTTCTACCGTCACACGATCTTCAAGATAAACCGTTGCGCCTGTAAAGCTCCAAATGTAAGTGTCCTCGGTATTAAAAAATTTCATCACGTCACCATTTGCACCTGTGGGTATTGTTATCACCCGGTTAGCACTTGCAACCCCGTCTAAGATGTTGTGAACTCCGTTAAGCGTAGCTGTAAAATTTGCGTCCGTGGCGTTAGCTACAAGTGTTGATGGAGCGTAGTAAGTGCCTCCTGCACTTATTGTAGCCCACTCTGTTGCCGTTCCTCCTGCATTAGTTCTAAGAACTTGTAACGAAGTCCCTAAAGCTGTTGGGGCTGTTGGTATTGCACTCCAAGCAGTACCGTTATTAAAATAAGGCACGTTGGTATCTACTGTCAACATACCGTTTTCGGACGAGGTAATTGCCGATCTTAAAGCCCTTGGCAATACTAGACCCTGATTGGTGCTTTGAAAATCAGCAAGAGCCGATCCTGTCGTGGTGTTGAAAAATACTTTGTTGTTAAAGTTAAATCTTTGAAGGTTGGTAATTCCAAAGGTTGTAGTGCCTGTTTGTTGAAATTGAAAACCAGGTGGCGAGGTAACTGCGTTTATAATAAAATCATTTGTAGCTATCGGGTCGATGACCCCTATCTCAAAATTCAACAAATTGTCATTTCGTTGAAACCTTATTCTGGAAGCTGTCCGCAGATCAAGTCGTTTGTTAGCCGCATCCCAAACAAGGTTAGCGTCATCGCCTATCGTAGTTCCAGATGTTGCAACTACTACACGGCCAGAGGTGAGGCCAGAGATTGCACCACCACCCACATAATTAGCCCAACTTCCAGAGTGAAATATCCTTGTTATCTTAGTCCCTGCTACGCTATATCCAGTACCTCCTACCGTTCCAGTTCCGTTTCTGATAAACACCGTAAACCCCTTGCCCTCTACTGGACTAGGGTCTGTAAAGGTCGCGCTAGCTACCACCGTGTAAACAGCATCGTTTACGGCTGTTGTGTTTGAGCTGACTACTATGGTGTTATTAGGCCAAAGTGAAACGGTTGCTTTTTTGTTTATGCCTGCTTGTACTATTGGCACGATTTCCGTTCCCGTTAAAGAAGTAGCGGGTGGCATATCAGAAATCTTGACAGACCCCTGACTAAATGCTTTCATCGAAATCAATAAAAATAAAACTATCTTTTTCATTCTGGTATTATTACTTGTCCGTCCTCGGTTATTATGTTGAACCCGTCTTCGGTTATTATTCCTGTTAGAACTGCTCCCGATGCGGTTACAAATTTAAAGACTTCATCTATAAATCCCGACTTGAAAGAGTCAGATATTTTGCCAATAGAAAACGAATCGCTTATTACTCCGTAAACTATCCTATCCGTCATGGCAAGGCTTTTCTAACGTTACCGTAAACCCTTACCTCGTTTATCCCGTTTCTGATTACCGTTACACCGTCTTGAAGTTCTACCACTATCTCATAATAACATTGCTTTAATGTGATGTTTGTGTCCGTTGCAGTAAAAGCAACATTGCACCGTCCAGCCAATGGAGTGACTATTGTAATTCCACTACCTACAGACTTACTAAATAATGCCTCGCTGTCTAGGTCTTCAGGTCTTTTTTTTACGATGCAGTAAATTGTTGCGCTTGTAATGTCAGCCGCTACCGTCTTAGTCTGGTCGGTGTAAACCGTTGCCTCTATTGTCAAACTTGACCCTCTGATGAATGCCTTTTCCATTACGCGCTAAAAAAGTTTAGTCCAAATTCTGTTTCGTCTTTTCCGGATGAAACATTAAACAAAGGATATGTAGTTGTATTTTCTTGTACAAAATCAATCAATCTTGTCTGGTAGCTATTAGCAACGTCTTTAAGTTCTGTCACTAACGCCCCGATTAATCTCTGATCTACGGGCTGCGATCCTTCGATATTCTTTTGAGTGATGCCAAAAGATGTAATATTTACCGCGTTGTTTTGCACAATCCGAGCCAAAGCAAAGTAACAAAGCATAGGTTTTAAGCCAGGAAAGAAAATAGTATATCCGTCCTTTGTGTAGGTTTTGCCGTTCAAAAGTTCACGATACTTGGTAGTCTCAATATTTGTAATCAGGTCATAGAAAAAAGCATCTCCCATAATAGGGCGAAGGTCATTCTCTTGAGCCTCGGTTATGTACGGGTCAACCCTTTGCGGGTCTAACTGCGCCAATGGCCGAACCTCTTTTATATCTTGTATAGTGATTATGTTAGGCATTTACTATTGGTTGTTCTGGATCGTCTCCCAATAAAGTCAATATTTCGTCATCGCTAAAACCGAAAGCGGCTTGTAAATTTAGTTTAGCAGTTTTCCAATTTACCTCACCGTTTTCGTATTCCCTCAACATTCGCTTATAGTTCTGGTTTTGTCTGCCAGTCATATTAGTAAGTGTTGAATTTGCTGCTGTGATCGGCTGCGCCCCTTGCGCTGGCAACGCTCCCGCTACATCGTACACCTGTGGCTTAATAGTAAAGTCTGAATTTATAGGTGTATTCCAAAACTGGAAAACTTTTTTGAAAATTCGTGAAAGCTCTACGCGCTCGTCACGTGTAACCGCGTTGTAATAAGTGTATGCGTCTTCGATTTGTTGACGATTGAACATACCCGTATCAGGTTGCTTTCCGACAATTTCAATAGGCATACCATAACATTGAAGGATAGATTTCTCAATCCAGTTCAATGTAAATTGAAACATAGTATCGTTGTTCTGCAGGTCGGTCTTTGCCAGTAGGTCACCTACTTTGATGTCCTTAGTTCCTGCTTCGATGACCATTGTAGAGCCAGCGCCTGGACCTCCTTTGTTTTCTTGAAGCCTTTTTTTGAATTTATTCCTTTCCGTATCGTCTGCAAATGTTCCGGGGTAAACAAAGATATGACCAGCCGAAAACCCGTTAGCGGTTTGGTTCAACGCGTAAAGCATTATCTCTGCTTGCGTTTGGGCTATCTCAAAAACAGAATCAAAAGAACACAAAGGATATTTATTTTTATCCGGTGTCCAGTACATAATTTGCCCTTTGTAACCCTCCACCCCGTACTCGGCAAACTCTTCCGCTAGATGTTCAGGGTCTGGATCAAACTTGTCATAGAAAACTATCTCGCGTGGTTTTTGTTCTTTGTTATAGTCACGCTCCCAGTTGGTAGAATAGGCAATCTTATCCACGTTGCCGTCATCGTCTGCTATTCCTAACCGGCAATATTCAAATGGAATAGGCTTGATTGATGCAATGGTATAGTTTAGATTGTAGTTGATATGCCATGCTAACCCACGGCTCCATGACTTTGCAAAGGCAGAATGATCTAAAAGCTCGCGGCCAGTGATAGCGTCAAGCCCCTCACCGCAAACAATCAGATCGTTTAGTTCTTGCTGTTCAAATCCTTCACCATTAAGAAAACCGGCTTTTTTTGGAATGATCCCGGAAAGCGTATAGCTCCGGTACATTGTCTCTAAGGCACGTTGAGGGTATAGGTTATCCGTGTCGAACGATTGCACGTTGTCAACATAGCGAAGACCCTGCGGCAATCGCTTAACCAATACTTCCCGGCCTTTAATGATCATTCAAAAATGGATTTGATAGCTTTTTCTTTGTCGAATCCTTCCAGCGTGTCCCAGAATTCTAGAATTGCATAGGCATCGACATCGGTAAAGTCTTCTTTTGTAATTTGCTTCCAGCCGTCACCGTTTGGAACAGATACAACAGCAAAGCGAGGCTTTAAAGTTTTTGCCAACGCTTCATTTTCGGTGTTACTCTTTTTCTCCTTTGCCATTTGACTTTACTTTTGGTTCATCTTCAGTTACTACAAATCTTGGCACTAATGCAGGGTGATTTGCTTTTACCCACTCGTACCTCTCCCATGTAAGGGACTCTTTTGTAATGTCAGCTGCGCGACCTTGAAAGGTAATACGCTCTGTTTCGTCTTTCAATTTTACTTGTGCCATATTGTTTTTAATTTGAATTTTTAAAAAAAAGGGGCAAGGCTCATATTTAAACCCCGCCCCTCTTCCAACTTCTATGAAAACCTAAACCCCTATTCCTTACGAAGTCACTAGAGCAATAGTCAACGCTACGCCTCTTGTGGTCGTTACTTCTAGTTTGTGGCTACATCCAGCCGTTACCGCTACCGAAGAAGCTATTGTAATGTTCGTGTTGGTGATACCTGACAACGAGGTTTGAGTTACTCTTGCCCCTGTGTTTTGGTTTACCCACACCGCGCTTATCACTTGGCTCACTCCAGCGCCTCCGAAGAAGTTTGTACCCGTTACGGTTACCGCTGTACCCCCTGCTGATGCAATCGCTGTCACGTTTAGTGAAGTGATGCTAGGCGGGAATGTCAAGCCTTGTACTAATGTTCTGGTCGTAGCGTAGTCGGTAGATAATACCGTTTGCTGCATCTTATTTTCTTCCTGTCCGTCAATTGATGCAAGACTTACTTTAAATACTCCACCGTTTTCGTTTGATGAGTACAAAGTACCTGGAACCACTGACAAACCTGCATCCGCCCCGTAAAGCTCGAACGTGTTAGAATCTTTTTTACGCTTCTCAACGAACGCGCTCAAAGAACCGCGACACATACGCTCTAAGTTCTGACGTTGTACTGGGCTAACATCATAAACAACTAAGTCCACCATGTGCTTATACATCGGGCCTGTATCGGTCTGGATCAAGTCAATCTTAGTCTTTACCGAATCTTTGAACCCTTCAAACAAGTAAGCCGGCTTATTTGTCGCCAGAGTTACGTTTGTAATTAGGGTTGCAGACGCGTTATAAGTGATAGACCCAGCGTTCAAATCGTCTTTGTTGACCAGAACGAGGTAAGGTGAATTACCCGGCTGTGGTAGGTTCTGGCAATCGTAGATCGCCCCTCCTCCTATTTGATCGCATAGTGCCATCTTATAAAGTCACTAACATTGTTTGTGAATAGACGTGCAGTTTGCCGTCCAAGAAAACACACTTAGCCAAACCTGTTCCGTTGATAGGTATTACCCATGTAGCGGCTATCGCAGGGCGAAACAAAGTCCCCCAAGTGATAGTACGGGCTGTTCCGTCACACGTCACACAAATGTTAACCTCGTCACCGTCTTCGTAATCTCCACGAGTCACAATGTTTGTTGCATTGAGTGTCAATGCGCCTGTGAGTTGTGCAAATTGTACGAAGTGCTTTAGCGCGCGTCTTGGAGGACGTGGCATCTCAAGTGTTGCAGCGTAAGCGATGGCAGCTCCGTTAGAGCTGATCGCCTCACCACCAAATGAGTTATTGTCATTTTGATTTGAAAACCTTGTTGTTACTGGCATATTCTTGAATTAAGAAGGGTTATACAATACTAATTCTTCACCGAAACCGTAGTTCACATCTAAGCTAAAATTTGCTTTGATGAAATAAATGTCACCTTCAGGGCGGTATCTTTCGATCTTGATGTTATCAACATCCGAGTTAGCATTCATTCCAGCTACCAAGTTTGAGCTTTGGCTGTTAGAAGCCTTTGCAAACAAAATCCTGTTAGTAGGGAAAGTGCTGTAATGCTTGATAGTCATACCTTTGAAGGTAGTTACAGGCGAATTCAACGAATCAGGAGTAGGGCCCTTTGTTGATATTGCAATCAAAGCATCCTGATAAAAACGGAAATCACGTGTGCTCATGTGCAAAGTACCGTCAGCATCGGCAAACAACGCATCAGTGATAAGAGCGTGTGTAGCTGTCAACTGGGCAATGATGTTAGCGGCTGTTAAGTTACCCGCTGGGGTTACTTTTGGTACGTTAGCGTCTGCTGTTGCCTTTGTGATGATACCATTGAAGAATCTTAATGCTCCGGTAGTGGTTGTATCACCTGACCAGATCAAACGACCTAATTGGTTGTTAACGCGTGGAGCGTAGTTTGCCACGATGGCATTTTTAATTGCCGGGTCAAGGTCTTTGTCTGCCAAAGGCCCCTCTTTTTGAAACTCTTTCCAGTAAGAGCGAAACTCTTTAGGATTGAATTCATCGTACAACATTACCTCAACAGGGTCGATCCTGCGCGGGCTAATCGTCATCGCGTTAGATGGGTTAGCTGGCATAGCCGCGTAAGCCTGAATCAAGTCCGATCCTACGACCATTCTTGAAAGCTCAAGCCCTTTATCGTCAATGTCTTCGTGAAACATGAAGCTGTTTTTTTCAAACGCTTCGTTTCCAAGTACTAGCAACTGTAGTACTTCTCCGGTGGTCATCCCGGCATAATTGGTGGTTATTACTGGATTTGGCATTTTTCTCTATTTTTTATTTTCTTTTACGATACTCGTCTGCGGGGCTTAACTTGCCAGGCTCGTTGATTCCTTTTGTTGCTGGCGTGTGCTTTCCTTTGATTTGGTTTTTGATGTTTACCAGTTCAGCGTCAAGGCTTGCTTTCAATTCTTTTTCAGAATCAAGTTTGGCCTTAACCATTCCGGAAAGGCTTGCTACTTGCTCGGCAATTGCGGTAACACTTTCCTCAAGTGCTGACAATTTAGCCGCCTGTACATCTTCCATTTTTGGCTTGATCTCTTTTACTACCCCAGCCTCGACTACAACTATTGAACCGTCAGGCTGTGGGTTTTCACCCTCTTTCAAATCAGGTGCTGGCTTGCCTACTTCATAAGCGGCTACAATAACGGGAGCCGCTACTGGAGCGGGTGCAGCGGGGGCTAAAGCAGCCGCTACATTTGCCTTTATTTTGTCAATGATTTCGTTTAATTGGTTCTTTTTCATTTTGGCTAAAATTGGTATTTCGTTTGTTATTTCAGTAGCAAAACCAAGAGCTAAAGCCTGACTTGCTGTCATTGGCTTATCCTGATCCATTACAGCAATAATGGCTTGCTCATTATTGCCAGTTGCCTTTGCGTAGAATGATGCTAAATTTGTTCTACTTTCTTGCAGCATAGTGGCAAGTGTTTGAGAATTGTTAGCGTCAAGGTTGACTGAAATATCTTGAGGGTCGATGTGGGTGTTGTGAATCAATAAAGGGAAATTGGAATTTGCCTTTCTGATTGATCCTTTTAAAAATAACTTAACGGCTGCGCTTGCTACAATGCCCGTTTGAACGGTTGTGATTTGCTTACCTAATGTGTCGAAGAAAGATGCTATCTTATCGGATACTGCTTCGTTGCCTCCGGGGCTGTCAATGTTTACTATTAGTTCTTTTGAGTCCGCAGGAATAGTCCGAGCTTGAGCCAACACGTTTACAAGTGTGTCTGGTGTGATCTCGCCAACGATGTCGATTTCTCCCTGCATGGGCGTAAAAGTACCCTAGCCCTAAAATCTTTTTATTGTACTTTGTTATATTTTGTGTAATTTTACACCGCACACCACAATGAAGGTGATCTATGGTAATGAATCTATCACATAGAAAGAGGCTGATCTCTGCGCTTGGTCGGCCTCTTTGATTTAAAAAATGTTATGACTTTCTGGTTCGAAAATGGAGTAAGGGTTGAAAGCCACTTTGAAAAGCACCCAACAAAACAAAATTGGTTAAGGCAGTGGACTATTAAGGATGGTGTAAAATCTGGCTATTGCTATTACCATAAAATACACGGAGGAACATTTCTCTATACTCCGAAAATCTCAAAAACGTGCGAACTTTACCCAACCGAAAAGGCAACTATAAAACTAACTTACGGGCTTTATGAGTCAGGCGTACACGCTCATAATTTAAGTCAAAAGGCTTGCAATGAGCTTTGGGAAAAATGCAAACCGTTGGTTAATCTTGGATTGATGCACTGGTCAATAAAGCCTATTGATTATTAAATAATCTGTATTATATTTGCGTCATGATCTGCCGTCTACTTGTAAGGTCTAAGCATTATATATCCATTCACATGAGGGAGAGAGTAGACGCTCGAACTCAGGTGAATGGATTTTTAATTTATGATAACCATTAATTGTATTGATTGTGGATTACCAGTAGAATGCAAAACAAGGCACACAAATAGATGCAAATCATGTAAGATTATACATAGAGCAAAATATAACAAAGAACTTCGCAAAACAGAAAAACATATTCAAACCACCAAAAATTATATTAGAAAACGTAATAAATCTAACATAAAACACCAAAAATGGAATAGTAAAAACATTAATGATCTTGGTGATTCTTATTTAAAACAGCGATTAAAATGGCAAGGATTTAAAAACCCAACTCCCGAAATGATCGAAGAGAAACGATTAGCATTGAAAATAATACGTCAAATAAAAACAATTAAAACCCAACTAAATAAACAATTATGAGAAATCAAACTGAGAAACTAAGCCACGCGGAAGTATTGCAAATCCTTACCGACAATCTCCGCGACCTAAACAATGTGTCTATCTCTGATAGAAACATACCAAACCTGATAAACAGGGGTAAGGCATCAGCCGCAATAGTTACTGCATTTCATCGAGAGGAGTTAATGGAGGCTAAAAGAGAAGGTTCTTTTATAGCCATTAAGTCAGCCGAAAAACCATCATTGAAAAAGTTAAAGCCTAACTAAATTTAAAGGGTAGGTTTTACCTAAGCCTCCCCTTGACATTTGAAAAGCTGACATAGTTAGTATAACGCCTCCGTCCGGTTACCTGTTCGTGGATGATCTCCACTTCTTCATAAGCCTGTACGAATGTCTTACACCTCGATAGGTTATTCTCAAACATCTCTATAAACCCTCGCGTGTCTAACACTTGACGGACTATGTCCAAGTCAACAAACTTTCTCCCGTTGATTGTTTCTATCATTTAAAATTGCGCTCGGTCTACTATTTCTGCGTAGTTCTTTTGCCCGTCATTAATATCGGTTACCGCTACCTGTACTTTTAAGTTCGAAATAGTTTGCTCAAGTCTGGAGAGGTCGAAGAATGAATTTGTGGCACCTGATATGGTTGAACTTGGAAAGCCAACTACTCCCCCCTCCGCAAATCCGGGAACTCCTATTGATCTAAATGTACTAGCTCCACCTAGTGCCGATTGCTGTCTTTGATTTAAGATAACCTCGCCAGTCTTGACCGTTGCTAGTACATTATCACCGTTTGACCTTTGGATAGGCAATCCTGCACCCATTTTTATTAAGCCTCCGTTTGCAAATCCTAAAACAGACTTGGCTTGTGCTATCCCCCCTAAAACTGCCGCAATACCGGAAATGATTGCTAAAATATTACCGGGGTATGGGACCTTTGCCCCGGCTGCCGTTGCTCTTGAGATACCTTCAGCCGTGTTTACGCCTATCTCTGCAATCGCAGCCGCCTTTCCTTCTGCTGTATTTTTACCAATCAAAGCAGAAATAGAACCGAACAAGCCAGATACAATTTGGAATCTAGCTTGGTAAAGCATCTTTAACCGATTAGCAACATCCTCTGCAGCTTTTATTTCCGCGTTTTTTGCTTTTTCAATTTCTTGCGCTTTTAGTTCCTCGTAAGCCGCGTCTGAGGCTGCTCTTTCATCATTAAGATATTGATTGACGGCAATTAAAGCATCGCTATTTCCAGCCGCTCTTAACAACTCCTCTTCTGCTTGTACTCTTTTTATTTCATTTTGAGCGGCTAAAATATCGGACTGATCCTGTATCTTTTGTTTAATTGCGTCCTCTTGCTCAATTCTTTTTACCTGACCCTCTACAATGTTATCCTGTAACTTTTGGATGCGTTCGATTGCCTTAGTAGTATTTCTTTCAATGTCAGATATTTCCCTTTTCTTTTGAAGTACCGCCTCCTGTTTGTTTTCATTCTCTTTATCTAAGGCAAGAATCATATTTAACTGCTGTAACTCTTTATTTTTTATGCCTAGCTGCTCACTAGCGTTTAGTCTCAAGTTATCTTGAATCTCTTTTGTTAGCTTTGCCTTTTTCGCTATTGATGACTGTTCACTTTGAATCCTTGTTAACTTTTCTTGATTTTCTTCAAGCCTTTCATTTATTACAGTTCTTTGCGCTATCTCTTCACGGTTTAAATCTTGTATCTTTTCTTGAGCTAAAGCAACCACGCGGCTTTGTATTGCTAACTCTGGCGAAATCTTAAATAGTAATCCATTTAGCACCGTTGAAAAGAAACCCTCCCCATCTTCAGCACTTGAAAACAATTGTGCAAACTTTTCTGATAGTATGCCTGTAGCCGTTCCTAATTGATTGCTGGCAAATTCCAAATCTTTTGCGCCTGTAGTTGAACGAGCATAGGCAGCCGATAACGCACCAAGTACACCGACTGCCAAAGTAGCAGGATTGGCAAACGATGTTAACTTTGACGAAGCACTTCCAACGTTTACGCCAAACAAATTCAACTCTTTTGATGCGTCTACAATTTCGTTTTTGTAGTTACCGACATTTATCTTTTGCTTAGTCAGCGCGTCAACATTCTCTTTTATCTTTGCGTTGTGAGCGTTAATGCTCTTGTTGAGGTTTTCAACCTGCGCCCGTCCCTCTGCCGTTGATAGGTTAGCTTCATTCCTTGCTTTGGTCATCTCCCTGACCGATGCCCGTAATGAATTGATAGACTCGTTGCTTTCCTCCGCGTCTATCTTTAAATCAATAAGTATCTCCTCTTTTGCCATCGCCTCTTTATTGAATTTTGAATAGTTCTACTTTCGTAATCTTGCCACTCCTAAAATTTTCGATCTTGTTAATCAGGTAGTAACTTCCGTTGTCAAATATCATTTTATGCGGATCGTAATTCGCAATATCTAGCTCATTCAGGTTGTATTCGTATTTGCAGATTTTATTTTTCTGTAACGCGAATGTTAACGATGGGTAATACTTGGAAAGGAAATATCTAAACGAGCTGTCCTTTGTTTGGCTTGCATCCGCATGGTAAGCAAGTTTGTAATCCGTTCTAGGGGTTGCGTTAAATGTTATAGCAGCCTCTGTTGTTCTTGCCTTTAACGTTCCGATCATTAAAGGTGGTTCTTCTTTAATGTCATCTATTCCCGTACTTGTTGAGTCATAAGCTGGCGTACTCATTACTTCGTAACCAGTACCAGTCCATCGCTTTACGTTTGAAAATACAGAGGTAAAAAAGTCCTTTGCAGTTTGTAAAGTTGTGTTTGCGATTGATAGACTTCCAGAGCCTAAAAACTTATCCTTTGCATCGTCATTGTGTAGGAAGTAATTAGCCTGTGCGTAGTTTGTTTTAAATTCAATAGCTGACTTTTTACGGTTCACTCTTTTACCTGTCCAGTCGACCGCGCTGGCCGTGTCTATACAAATCTCCTCAAGAGTTTTTAAAATCAATGTATTACCTTCAATCTTGTAGACTATTCCAAACCTTACAAAAAAATCTTTTACTATATCCTTTAATGGTGTTTTTGTTACTAACCTATTCCAATAAACATCTGATCGATTTACATTAAGAGTATCTACTATTTCAACTTTGCAACTAGGCGCAAAAGTTATTATTGTAACGTCATCGGCTGGAAATGCCCCGTCTTTTATATACCTGATTCTGATGGTAATCGTTTGGCTTAAAATTAGAGCCTGATCGTTAAACTCATAAACAAATGTTCCTGAAGTGTTTGCGGTGATAGCTGTTCCTGTTCCAAATGTTCCAACTGTCGTTCCAACCGCCTCGACAACTACATTTGAAGTTGACCCTCCGCCTTTAGTGAATGTTATGGATGTGAAGTTAACTGTTAGCTTAATGTTTGCCCTTATTCCAAAAGGGACGTTTTGCACTGGCATGGTCATATCTACCTGACCACTTGCATTAAAAAAATTGTTTGTTGATGTAGTGGGTATGTTGGAATTGTTATACCCGTCTTTGTACTTAAAAGAAGAAACAGGCGTACAAATCAAATCGGTTAAATCTGAATTGGAAAGTATAGAAGCACTTAAAGAATATCCAGTAATCTGAAGTATTTTTTCAATCAAATCTTTGTAGTAATAACAAGGCAAAAAATAGTTTGCTTCATAAATAGAAGCTCTGCCCCAATTCATTACCGCTGTCAAGAAACCAGTTGTAGCTACTCTAGCGTTATCTATTGCCGTTGCTTGCCATGACTCCGATCCGAAGTCAATATTAGATAAGTCTTTGCCGTCAATAAATGAAAGCAAGGAAACAAAAGAATCGTAGATTACTATTGAATAATTCTCTCCATCGAATCCAATTATCTGACATTTGCCATTTATTGTTTCAATTCCTTTTTGAACTACTTTGCAATCTTGAAAGGTATATTGAAATGTTCCGTCCGAGTTTACTAACTTGGCGTTTTGGAAAATCCTGTTGTTGTTTTCGGTGTCTACTGCTTTAATTGTATTTGAAAATGATGCGTAGTTTTTAGATAGATCGCCAATGTCGAGCCTTTGAACCGTCCATGCAATGGATGTTTTAGGGTCGAGGTCTATAATCTGACCATCTATGTAGACTACATCCATCCTATAATTTTCTTGAAAACTTTACAAGCCTGTTTCTATCAAAGTATTTTATTGAGCGGTCGTTAATCAAAAGCAAGTTTGAATCAGTTTTAAAAATTCTTTCTTTGTCGATTTTGTCAGCTCTGACTATTGCCTCTTTTACATACCGATCACCACGCCAATAGGTAAGCGAATCGTTTTTAATCTGGACTATTCCAGCGCACCAATGAGAATTAAACCAAAAGGAAATGTAGATTATTTCTTTCATGCTAGTAAATTTCAGGTAGTTCGATTGTAATTTGAATCTTATTGCGACTGAATTTTGTCTTTGTGCTGACCTCAGTAGGGATTACAATAACTCCCGTTTTCTTTCCTGTTGCATCCATCATATAAACCTGCGAACCAATACGCGCCTGTGACTTGTTGACCAATGTAGTTAGTTCGGTATAGGCAACATCGTAAACCTCGCCTAGCGTGTTTAGTTCACTAATTGCATCAAACTCGTCATCGCGCAAATTAGATGCGAACAAAACGTATCTTTCTGCTTTGCGCCCGTTGTCGTAACGATAAGAATAATTTTGGTTAAAGTCAAACATCCAAAAAGCGTCACCGCCTAATGAGTTTCGCCAATACAAGTGAATTGGATTACTACACGGGTCTTTTATCTCGCAGGTAATTGTCTGGGATAAAACTACTATGCCAGTCTTTTCATATCTTATTTGAGCCGTTACCGCGTTAGAAGGAATAGCCAAAGCGTTGTTAGGACTAAACCGTATTAACTTGCCAGCGTTCGCTGCTTTAGTGACTACGTTATTGCTTATGGTAGTTCCTGTTGCATCAAAATACTCTACCCGAAAGTTTGAGTTTGTTGAAACGTTATCAGATGTAATTGTAGAAATAGAAAAAGGATAACCGCGCCAAATTGAAGGACGGGTAAACTTTGTCAATGTTAAAGCCAGCGGGGTAGCGTTCTCATAATTGACATACTCGGCAAGGTTGCCTCCGTAAAGCTCGCCTATCTGTCTGGCTCCGTAAATAGCAAAGAATTGATTAGCAGTGTCGTTGGTTTCTGATTCTGCCGAGTTAGTCCAAATCTCTGTATACTTAATGTAAAAGTTTATATAAGCAGCTACATCAATATTTGACGGCCCTGACGATGTAGGTCGCTCTTCATTAACCGTAAAACCTGTTACATAATCTGACTTGTTTTCTGGAGAAAGATTATTTAATAAAATTGTTGAGACATCTATTATCAAATCCCCAAAAGGGTCTGGAGAATAAGATAAAGTTCCTAAAAGTACATTTGTCTTAGTACCTAATGGAACAGTATATATTTCTGGAGCATATATACCTACTTGAACTCGGTAATTTGACCTCTGAATTAAATTTATAATTCCGCTACTTGAACCAGTGCCTAAATAACTTCCAGCCTCAAAAACAACAACACTATTAGCCGCATTAGTTACGGACACAACCGTGAAAGACTTATTGTAATAAAATTTATCATTCGACTGAACAAATATTTTTGATCCAACTAATACTGGGCCGCCTTGCGCTATTGAGAGCGTTGTTAAGTTAGTACTAACCGTTATTTGTAAAGCCCCTGCATTGTCTACTAATGATGAAAAAGTAAAGTCTGCTCTTTTCATCTTGTAAACGATAGGATTCTTTGCAGCGTTCCACTTTGAGGTATTACCGCTTATCGTTGTGCTAGGCCGCTGGGTTACTGTTAAGCTCATTTCTGGAACTCGGCTTTAAGGAATGTTGATATTTCTTTGACCTTTAATTGTGCAATATTACCCAAAAGAATCGACATATTTTTATCCACAATTTCATTGAAGGACAAACCGGATCGTTTGCCTATAAAGATGTCTGTTCCTTTTGTAGCCATCTTCCGGTTAAAAAGGAAAGC